CTTGGAATTGAAAAAGATAAAATCCATGATCTTATGGGATACAAATTTTTGAGATACCAAACAGAGATTGCTGGTATGCCTGTAGAGCTAGTAAGGTCTACAACAAAGCTAGATACTCAGGCCATGTCAGAATACCAACACCAAGTAGAAATCTGGGCGCAAACTATGGGATGGGAATGGGATCTGTGAATTATAGAAACCCTAAGCTCTTAAAGTTAGCAGATGGCGCACCATGTATGATGTGTTCTATGCAAGATGGAACTGTAGTGGCCGCACATAGTAATCAGTTAAGAGATGGTAAAGGCACAGGTATAAAAGGCCATGATTACCGTATAGCGTTCTTATGCCACCAATGCCACCACATGATAGATAATGACAAAATGTTAGATAAACATGATAGAATAGCTGCATGGGAAGAAGCGCACAGAAAAACTATTGGCTGGTTATTCACTAACAACCATTTAGGGGTAAAATGAAATATTTAGTAGGTATCATAGGTATATGCTTTTTACCTTTTGCAGTAATCTTTGTAGCTTTTGAAGCAGCTTGTGTTTATATTGTTAATAGTTGTAACGAGGATGAATAATGGCAGATAAAAACCCAATCACAGGTGATCTATTACAATCACGAATGAATACCAAAGAGTTTGAAGAAAACTTTGATCGTATATTTGGTAAGAAAAAAAGAAGTGATGACATATCACCACACGCATACGAATATGAGCTTCACCCTTCAACAGGTGACGTACAAAAGCGTTTTTTAAATGGCATATCTAAACCTAATGGAGAACAATTTGGCGACGAGTCCGACTCAACTGAGTCTTAAACTTTTAAGAGATCAGGGATACACCGTTGCGATAGTTGAACATTGGAACTCATTTGCAAGAATACGCCAAGACCTATTTGGATTTATAGATATACTAGCTTTAAAGGGTAAGGAAGTTTTGGCCATCCAGACCACCACAGCCACAAATATGTCGGCCAGAGTAACTAAGATCGGTAATAGCGAGTATGTAGGTGTAGTTCGTGAAGCTGGCTGGACTATTCATGTACATGGCTGGCATCAAGACGATAAAAAGAAATGGCATTGTAAAGTTAAGGATGTCAGTTGAAATTTCAAACAGAGCAGTACTATCATTTATATAAAGACGCAGTAATGGAAGCAATAGGCGAGGATAAGATGACTTGCCAAGAAATGTCTTTAAAACTAAACGTGCATTACAATCGTATTAAATGGGTTATGTATAGGCTTAGGAATGAAGATCATCTAGTATCTTATACATACAATGACACTACTTACTATCACAAACCTAAACCACATCCATTACAAGGCATATTTGGCCATGAAGTAAAGTTTACAGAAGATCAAATCAAATCATCTAAAGTTTATAACGAAAAAGATGCTAAACATAATGCAAGACACAATCACACACAAGATTCATTTTATAGCAGCTCTATTGCAGGCGAAGGGGTAAAAATAGGAACATGACAACAGAAGATATTATTGCTATATACAAAAAAGTATTTCCCACAGGTTACGAGCCGGTTAGCATAGACCGTATGGTACAATTTGCTAGGCTTATAGAGGAAAAGGTTAAAAATGCTTAGTATGGATCGTTTATTATGTATATGCGAGGATTGGGCTTTATACATGAAGTCACATGATAGCCATAAGCTAGGATACCCAAAGAAAAGCATAGGCATGAGTTCAGGTGGAGAATCAACGGCAGATGCTTTTGAGGATATGGTATCAGCACAAGACTTAAAGAATGTACATACAATAGATTCAATCATACATAGCTTACCTAAAGAACAACAAGACGCTATTTATTGTAGGTTTCTCAAAACTAGAAAACCTTTTGCTTACGAGTTTAAGTTAGAGCTTGCCTTTGACAACCTTCTTAGTATTGGTGGCAGACGTATAAATGCCTAAAATATAATACACAAGCATAGTCAGTTTTGATATAATCGCAGTTGTGGGAGAATTGTATCTATTACTTTCACATAAGCTCACTTAAAACGTGGGCTTTTTTTATTTGTATCGCAAAAACAATCAAAAATGCAACACAAAACACAAAAAATGAGTTTGTATAGCATGTATATTAATCAAACAGGGAACAAAGTGAAAATTACGGTGTGTGAATCATGCGGAGATGTGTACGATTACACCGGCTACCCAACTTGCCCTGAATGTATTAGAGATGGTGATACAACCAAAAAAGAAATACCCAAATTACTCCAGAAAGAACAAGATGCCTTACTCAGCCAAACAGAATAAACTATTTAGAGCAGCAGAACATAATCCTGCTATTGCTAAAAAAGTAGGTATTCCACAAGCAACAGCTGCAAAGATGGCAGCAGAAGGTGTAAAGAAAGATCCCCATAAACTAGCGCAAGCCCTAATGAGTAAATAATATGATCGGTTCACCAGAAAACAATTTCAATACTATGCAAAACCAACAACCTAGAAATCAAATGCTAGGTAATGCTTTGCGTAATACGTCTAACTACAGACAACCTAACCCAGCACAACCAAGCATGTTACCAGCAAGCCAATACGGTAACCCTACTCCACAGATGAGTAATATGCAGATGCCACAATCAAACGCATCATTTAACATGCAACCACCAATACCTAACATGAACCAAGCTCCACAAGCACCACAAGGCCCTATGGGTATGGGACAATCACAAGGTCAAAACAGATTTGGTGTAGGATTAGCTAAACCAATGCCACAATCAACTCAGGTATCCTAATATGAATGAATTTATAGCCACACTATTCTTAGCTAGAGAACTAGCACATAGATACCACTTATCTACTAAAAGCTATTCACAACATAAAGCTCTACAAAACTTCTACGAAGATCTATTAGATTTAACAGATGATCTAGCAGAAATGACACAGGGCGCACATGGCCTATTAGATATACCTATCCTTACAGAAAAGAAATCATACAAAGAACCTTTATACTGTATCGCTGACAAACTACAATACATAGAAAAAAATCGTTATAAAGCATATAGAAAAGACGATACAGCATTACAAAACAAGATAGACGAAATCGTAGCAGTATTCTTAACAGCTATCTACAAGCTAGAAAACTTAAAGTAACATGGCAAGCATCAGGGATACACTAGCTAACCTTGTAGAACAATACAAGGCAAGTGATACCCCACTAGCAAACTTAATGCGTGGTGACACAGAAGGTGCTAAACAATCAGTAGCAAATGCACTACAACAAGCTACTTTAGATCCATATTCAGGTTTAAATGTATTAGGTACTACAAAACTAGTAGGTAAAACAGCACAAGAACTAGCAAACGCAACAGCACAAAAGAACGCTGTAGATATGTTAGGATTACATCCTGAAAACACAGCTATGGAAAGAGCTAAAGCTATGGGGTTTGATATAGAAAATCCTGTATATCATGGTACAAGAACTAATATTGAAAAAATAGATCCATCAAAATTTGGTAAATCAACAGAAACATATTCTGGTGAATCTGGATTTTGGACTTCTAGTGATCCACATACAGCAAACAGTTATGCTAATTATGCAGCATATCATGCACCAGCAAATAGACTTGGAATAGGAAGTCAAGAGGTAAAAAATGCCCTTCCTAATAGAAAACAAAATATTTTGCCATTATATCTTAATAAAACAAATTTATTAAGTATGGATGCAAAAGGTAAGTCATGGGGTGATTATTTAGATAATCCTAATTTAGACACACAATTAACTAATTTTTTAGATACAGTTAATCAAAAAAACGCTATAGGCGAAATTAAAAATTTTGATGATGTAGCTTCTTATATGCAACCTAAAGTAGCTCATCATTATGTTACCCCTGATCCATCACTTGTTAGATCACGTTTTGCAGCATTTGATCCAGCAAGAGCAAACGAACCAGATTTATTAGCAGGTGCTATGGCATTACCAATAGCCACAGACAAAGAGAAACGTAATAAAATAATAGAATTACTTAAAAATAAATAACGAGGAATCAGGCTACCCTGATTATTAGTATATGGAATTAAACGAACATTTAGCAAAAGCTAGAGAACTTGCTGCAGAAGCCAATAAAGGCAATACACATTCTAGTAAAAACAATAGGTTATGGGCTGATACTCTAAAGAGAGCTTTATTACAAGCAGATGGTAATAAGATTAGAGCTATTGCAGAAGCATTAATAGAAAAAGCAGCATCAGGTGATGTATCAGCTATCAGAGAACTAGGTGATAGAGTTGATGGTAAACCTACACAGCAAATAGACCAAACTACTGAACATAGTGGTGAGGTTACATACACATGGAAGAAATAGTAATACCCTATACTCCACGAGAAGCATTTAACCCATTACACGATACAGAGAAAAGATGGGCTGTAGTAGTTGCTCACCGTAGAGCAGGCAAGACAGTAGCTTGTGTTAATCATCTCATAAGAGAAGCACTCATAACTGAACGCACAGACTTTAGAGGAGCTTACTTAGCACCTTTCTACCGTCAGGCTAAGTCAGTAAGTTGGGATTACTTTAAATACTTCTCAAGATCAATACAAGGTACTACCATAAACGAATCTGAAATGCGTATAGATTTCGCTAATGGTGCAAGAATACAATTATTTGGTGCAGACAATGCAGATAGCCTGCGTGGACTATTCTTTGATCTGTTAGTCGCTGATGAATATGGTGACTGGAAACCGTCAGTATGGAATTACGTTATACGCCCAGCGTTAGCCGATAGACAAGGTAAAGCTATTATTATTGGCACACCTAAAGGTCGCAACCAATTCTGGGAAGTGTATAACAGGGCTACTACAAGTAGCGAATGGTTGGCACTCAAGATCACAGCATCACAAAGTAATATACTTCTGCCTAGCGAATATGATTCTCTCAAAAGAGAGATGACTGAAGATGCTTGGCGACAAGAGATGGAATGTGATTTTGACGCTGCTATACCTGGTGCAATATGGGGTAGAGAACTATACCAAGCAGAACAAGAAAACAGAATCACAGAAGTTAAGTATGATAAAGAAGTGCCTGTACACACAGTATGGGATCTAGGATATAGTGATGATACTGCTATATGGTTCTATCAGGTCATTCATGGTGAAGTCCATGTCATTGACTATTACGCTTCAAGTGGTAAGGAAATAGCTCACTATGCTGCGCAAGTGCTTACCAAACCTTATAAGTTTGGATTACATTATCTACCGCATGACGCTAAAGCTAAGACTCTAGCATCCGGTGGTAAATCTATTGTAGAACAGTTAGCTTCTCACTTTGAGTGGAAGAATATGCGTATCACTACTAACCTATCTATTATGGATGGTATACAAGCTGCAAGACTTATGTTTCCGAGAGTATGGATTGATAAAGAGAACTGTGCTGATGGCATAGAAGCTCTAAAGCAATATCAACGTGAATGGGATGAAGATAGAAAAATCTTTAAAGATAAACCTAAACACGATTGGACATCCCATGCTAGTGATTCTTGGAGATACCTTGCTGTATGTTGGCAAGAAGAAGCTAAGATAGAGAAGAAAGACGATAAGCCTAGAGGATTACATGTAGGCCAAACAAAAGTAACATTAAACGAATTATGGGAATCAGCCCCTAAAACACAAGGTAAAAGGATATAAAATGGCAGGCACAAATCAAAACGTAGGTGGTTATAAACTAATAGCAGCAACAGGTAACGTATCACCATTCGGTGCTAGTTTACTAGGCATATTTGTTTCATCATCATCTTCAGGCACAATCACAGTTTATGATAGTGCAACTACTACAACAACAGCTAAAGTAATTGACACAGTTTCAGTATCAGCCGGCACTTGGTATCCAATGCCTGTAGGTACAACTGCTGGCATCTACATTGTTGTAGGTGGTACTCTTAGTGCTACTGTGGTATTTGCATAAGCATGACTAAAGTAGAGTTATATCTCAATACTGTTACGCAGTATGATAAAGAGTTTGCCAAATGGTCAAGCCGCACAGATAAGATATTGCGTAGATACAGGGATGAACGTCAAGTTAATTCCGTACAATCACGCTATAACATGCTATGGGCTAATGTAAGCACATTAAAAGCTGCTACATTCTCACGCATGCCTAAGGCTGATGCGTCATATACACCACGAACTTTTAATGCGTCTATGAGTCCAGAAATGCGTGTAGAGAGTACATCTAAAGCATTAGCTTGATCTTGATAGAGTGTGAAATCTGGAATAGGTACTAATGTTTCATTAGTAATAGTTGCGTATAGTGGTTTAGGGCAAGGGAAGAATTCTTCTAATTGTAAAGGATCATCTCTTTCGTCTAAGATTTCATTAAGTGACTTAGAAATCCATAATACCTTTTTAGTTTCACGATCCCATAGCTCAATGATAAGGCCTTTTTTACCTATACCATCTGAATCTTTATATTTCTGATCGTCTGG